TATCAGATCCAAGTAGTCAGGTTGTTTTAAACAATCAGACCTCTAGTGCAAATGCTGGCAACCAAATAGAATATTCTGCTATTGCAGTAAAAGGAAATCCTTTGAAAGAAGGAACTTATTTATCACCATATGCGGTATAATTAGATGAGTGAAAAGAGATACGCAACAGAGTTTAAAGTCATAGAAATTTCATTGTATTCAATCAGCAATGAAACTAAACCATATGTTAATCTTTCTGGTGACATGTGTAAGCAGTTTCAGTATTATGAAGATATTTTTTGGCCTTCATATGCTGCTACTATGGTAATAGAAGATAGTTCAGAGAATATTATTTCTACTATGCCCATACAAGGATTTGAAAAAGTTGTTGTTGAGGTTGATGATTTAACTGGATCTTCTGGTGACAATAATGGAAAATATAAGTATGAATTTCGTGTTTGGAATATCTCCAATAGAGTTGAATCTACACGTCATCAAACTTATACGTTAAATTTAATATCAAATGAGGGATTAAAAAATGAAGGAACTGTTGTAAATTCAAAAAAATCTGGAAATGTGCAAAAGATAGTGGAGGAAATACTAGGTACTTATCTAAATGTTCCTAAATCAAAAATGAATATAGAACCAACTATATCTCAAATGGTAATTCTTCCTACTAAAAAATCCCCATTTACAGTAATTAAATCACTATTACCCAAAACTATATCAGAAAAAATTGCACCAAAAACGGAAAATAATACTGAATTAAATTCTGATACAAAAAGTGATATATCAGACCCAGAGGTAACAACAGGATCTGGCACTGCTGGTTATTTGTTTTTTCAAACTAATAGAGGATATACTTTTAAATCTATTGATAGTCTAGTTGCAACTGATAATGATAAGTTTAATGGAACTCCAGCTGTTAACATAGAACCATTTTATTGGCAACCTGCAAAGATGAGTGAACCCTCTATGAATAGAATACAAGAAATTGTGTTCGGACAAGAGATTGACATGATTAAAAAATTGAGAGAGGGTCATTACTCTTCAATCACTTGTTCTCTCAATATAAATACACTAACATACAAAGAACAAAAATATTCTCTTGTTGATACATGGGGTGAAATGGCACATTTAGGTAGTCAAACTAAATTACCTATAGGTCAAAGTGAATTAGCAAAATATCCAACAAGAATAATGTCAACAATCCTTGATAATGAGGTTTGGAATCCAGATCCTAAAATAGGATCTGTTGAGGAAGGTGGTGATGGTAGTCATCCCTATCAAGATTTACAAATGCAATATTTATCTCAAGGTCTTGCTAGAGCAGGTATATTGTTTAATCAACAATTAACTATATCTTTAACAGGACATCTTGAATTATGTGCAGGTGATAAAGTTGAGATTAGGATTCCCGAACAAGTGGGAGAATCTATAAAAGGATCTACCGCATACGATCCAGAACATAGTGGTACATATTTAATAAAACAAATAAATCATCAATTCAACATGACTGATAGCAGAAATGTATATACTGTGTTAGACTTGGTAAGAGATTCTCAAGGAATCAAAAATCAAGAAAGTATAGTAAAATAAGGAGAACATATGGAAAGTATAGAACAACATATCAAAAAAGATAAAGATATCATAGACGATCCAACATCAAATCCTGCTGCACGTAGACATGCAAAAGCAGAACTTCATGAACTTGAAGAATATGCAGAGCATCATAAAGAAGAAATCGCAGCGGGTGATCACCACGATCCCAATGCATTGGAACTATGGTGTGATCAACATCCAGAAGAACCAGAGTGCCTAGTATATGACGATTGATTCTGCCCTAAATGAACTTTATCCAATTCACCAAATAGGATCTGATGGATTCAAATGGTGGATTGGACAAGTTGAGACACCTACTGAAGAAGACCCTAAAAAGTCTGGAAGATGTAAAGTAAGAATTGTTGGAATACATCCAAAGGATTGTTTGGGTGTTAGTACTGATGATTTGCCTTGGGCAATTTCTACATTTCCTGTAACTACACCACATATACCTGGTGCTTGTACAACAGTTTCAAATCAACTTGATAAGGGAGTTTGGGTAATAGGATTTTTCCTTGACAATGAACAACAACATCCATGCGTTATTGGATCTGTTGGTGGTGTTGCTCATTCAACGGATCAGAAATTAGAGGGAGAAGATCCAACAAAAGAATGTTTAGGATTTAGTAATTATTTACCTAGTTTTACAAAAGTTGCTGATTTATCAAGTGAAAAAGATGGTGAACTTGTTGATCAAACAAACACTGATGCAGGTCATGTAACAACTGGTAAAAAAACAGAAACTACTGATACTAACGAATTAATTCAAAGTAATAAAACTGGGATGCAGGTTGCTCAAGAGAAGGAAAATAGTAATGTAAATCCTGCTGGCACAAAAGTTTGTATAGAAAGAGCAAGCACGTGTAAAACTGATTTAAAATCTAAGTTTACCAGATTGTTCTCTGAAATGTTGTATGAGAATCAAAGAAATAATGGTAAGTTAGGAACATATCTTGTAGGTGAGTTGTCTAGTGGGATATATGATCAGATAGACCTTGGTAGAGAATATGTTGACAAAGCAATTCTCATAATGAAAACATTTGTTGCTAATATAAAAGGATTTGTTCTAGAAAAAATCAAAGAAGCATCTAAATGGATTTCAAATGCACTTTTAAAACCTGATAAAAACGGAAGAGGATTGAATGATCTTACAGATCGTATCAACAAACAACTAAAAAAAGTTGGGTGTACAATGAAAGATCTTGCAACTCGTCTTGCTGAGTGGTTGGAAAATATTATTTTTGGTTATCTTTTCAATATCTACAAATCAGCAGCATGTCATATTGATGAATTTGTACAAGGATTATTAAATAAAATACAATCATTGATGAATGAACTTCTTCAAAATATTTTAGGACCATTACAAAATATCTTAGGTGCAATTGCTGCACCACTTAACATAATTGGAGAAGCAATTAACAAAGTATTAACTCTTCTTGGTATAGAATGTAATGGACCTAATGAGAAATGTAATCCGAAGAAGACAATTTGTACTGATAATTCTGGTGATGATCAAGAAAATTTCCTTGATAGATTATTAGAAGATCTTAATAATTGGGGAACTGGTCAAGATTGGGCAACTTATACTTGTGATGATGTATATGAGGGAACTAAATTACGTGATACTAATATTGTATTTGTTGGTGGTATTCAACAACCAGATCAAACAATTAAATATCTTGTAAAAGATATTGAAGTAAAAGAAGGAGAAACTGCAATATTTACTGTTGAGAGAAGTGGATATCTTAATGAAGCTTCTAGTGTTGAATTTAGTGTATCAGATGGCACTGCAATTAAAGGTGTTGATTTTGAAGATGTTAGTGGTGTGGTAGGATTTACAGGAGGTCAAACTTCTAAAACTATTGAGGTTAAAACATTCCAAGATAATATATCAGAGTCTAAGGAAGATTTCTTTTTAAAAATAGTTCCAGATACACCTAGTGCAGGTACAGAGTTTCCATCATTCTTTTTCAATAATATTGCAAGATGTGTTATTAATCCTGTTAAAGGTATTGATGATCCAACTCAAGGTGTAGGTGATGGTAGTGATGATGAAACATCAAACGTAGATTTTCCTAAAGTTAATATAGAAAATCCTGATAATTGGGTTGATGTTGTAAATCCTTCTGAGAGTGGAGAAGCACCATCCACTGCTGCTACATATTCAGTTACTGCTGATAGATCAACAGTAAAGGAGGGAGAATTTGTTACATTTACTATTGTTACAACTAATGTTGCTTTCGGAACTAAATTAGATTTTGCTTTAGTTGGATCTGGTATTGTACCAAATGATTTTACATCTAATAGTTTGACAGGTAATTTTACTGTAGAGGATAATGAAGGTTTTAGTGCTAAAGTTGTGGTAGGTATCAAAGAAGATTCTGATGTTGAATCCGAAGAAAAATTTGTATTCACAATTCTTGGTACAGGAGCACAAGCAAGTGTCATAATATCTTCTGAACTTTCTGGTTTAAGTGTTGAGGATAGAAATAAACTTGAAGATCTCTCAGAAAATGATACTACTGGTAGTAGTAACAATAGATTGCCAACAGCAGGTGAAATTATAACAAATGGTGATGGTGGAGTTCTTGAAATACCCATACAAAATTCTGGTGATCGTTTTATAGAACGTCCATCAGTTTTCATTACGGGTAATGGTTATGGAGCAACGGGTGAAGTGTTGTTAGATAATGATGGATTTGCTAAAGAAGTTCGTATTACTGATCCTGGATTTGGATATAAAATCAATACACCATCTACTGCCAGTAAAGAATGTATTATTGATTCATTTACCATGATATCACCAGGTATAGGTTATAAATCTGTTCCAACAGTTTTTGTTGGTAAATCAAAAGACATTGCTGAAGCACAAATCAATACAGACGGACAAGTAATCGCTGTTAGAATTAAAGATAGAACTGTTACATTTGAAGAGTATCCAGAAATAATAATTTCTGGTGGTGGTGGAATAGGAGCAAGATTTATACCTTCGTTCGTTTGTCTAGATCCTGATGAACGT